CTAATGGTATATTATTACAAGTAAAATCAGTTTCTGCTCCATCACCAGTTCCTATAGAATCACCAGCATGTCTAGTTGGTATAGCATCATAGTTAAAAGTAACTTCACCAGCATCAATAGCTCTAATTTGCTTATTAACTCCAAGAGGGGTAGCCGAAGCTACTCCGATGAAACTACCAGCATTTATTTCAAATAGACAGCTCATCATTTATCCCTTATACGTTTTTAAGTGCAGCAGCAGATTGACAACGAAGTGCAGCCATACCGTTAGAGAAGTAAGACTGGATACGTTTAGCATCTAAGAAGTCATCATCATCAACGATTTTAGTTTTTAAATCCCATAGGATAGCAGCTCCAGCAGCTTCCATACCATATACTAATCCGATAAGACCAGCAGTAGAAGGCATGTTATTAGTTTGGATGATTGTTACACCACCAATGTCATAAACAGTACCTTCATCAAATCCACCATTACCATTAGTAAAGTCTTTGTTTGTTGCTCTGTCAGACTGAACTACATAAGAATAGTTAGTTGGGTTAAGTGCAACGAATAAATCACCAAAATCATCATTACCACGAATTGCAGCAGCAGCAGCATAAATAGATTCAGCAATAGCGTTACCATGTGCAGCAGCAGTAGTTCCAGCAGCAACTCCACCGGGCAGTGCAGTATTAACAACAACTGAACCATCACCATTTCCAACTAAACCAGTAGTTGTAGTAGCAGACTCAATAGCTGCAACAGCTTTACGGTCAATAGCATTTAGCATTTTAGACTCAATTTGTCTACCTTGCATTTCCATAACACCCCAGTTAGTAACCGCTTCATCCCAGCCATCAACTCTACGAGCTGTATATTGTGGTCTGTCAAAGTTAATAGTAATCTCATCTTGAGTACCATTAGAAACATTAATCTGCGTACCAGCTGTCGCATATGAAGCAACATCAGTATCATCAATATCTTCTTTACCTTCGATAACATAACGAAGTCCAGTACCACCAGTACCTGATTGTTGAAAGATAGTGTTGAAGATTACAGTAGGTCTTTTTAAAGCCTCTAGTACTCCAGCATGAATATCTCTTGTAAGTGTGTTTGTTGTATCTGTACCCGCTAACGGGTTAGTAGCTCCAGTAAAAGCCATAATGTGTCCTTTGCTCTTTCGAGACTTGTTTAAGTTTTTAGGTTGTTTTTAATTCAACATCTCAAACACAAAGGACACTTAGTAGCCTAAAAGGATAGTAGTGTATAAATTGTAGAATGTTACATCCGCTGAATGAATCAACGAACCATTACAGAAAGTATATCATAAAAAATATACTAACTGCAAATGTTTTAGTGGAGACTTAATACTTTATCGTCAGTCAAGGCTAGTTTAGCAAGGTACTTAGACTTCATAGCTGGGTTTCTTTTACTTGCTCTTCTATCAGCAAATAACTCTTCCTGACTTGTATACCCTTGTACTGATGGTTCATTTACTGACCTACCAGAAACTCTAGGTGATTGACCTTCTTCACCACTAGGTTGAGTACCACCCATCTTAGATTGTAGTCCAAGTAAAGCTAACTCTCTAAACTCTGGAGATACATTGTTGTTCTTGATTGAGTCCATTATAGATTTTTGCTGACCTTCATCAAAGATAGTTGTAGCATATTCCATAGCTTGATTATACTGTTCCTGACCACCAAGTACAGCATAGTTAGATTCAGTAATCTCTTTAGCTTGATAAGCAGCTACTTGAGCTTCAGCCTTAGTTAGACCACCCTCTTCAAGTTTAGTTGACATATCATCAGTAAATACCATACCATTATCCAACAGCTCTTGGCTCATTGAAGATAGTACATTCGCTTTAGTTTGTTCTTGCTCAAGGTCTGCCTGAACAGACTGAACTTCCTCTTGCTTTGCTTTTTGCTCATTTTTGATTTCCCTCATATTATTAGTATGTGTAATCTCTTGTTTTCTGTAATGCTCAAGTGCACTCTGCATATCATCAAACTGACCAAATATTTTACCATTCTCAGACGTATTCTCTTTAACCCAGTCTTCACTAGGTTGAACTTGAGTCTCTTCACTAGGAAGGTTTACGTCAGCAGTAACCTCAGGGTTTAAATCACCAACAAATTCTGTTTGTGTGTTTGCTTCTCCAACCATTCAGAACTCCTTATGGTTTCATGTTGAGAGATTTACAAACTTCTCTGTAAGTAATCTCTTCTTCTTTTGTTAGCTTTGAAGCAACTCTTCTAATGCCATCTTCATCTAAACCATGCTTGTCCATAAGATGTTTCTTAGTGTCAACAGCACTTCTGTCTCCACGTTGAATACCAGTGATAGCAACTCTCAGTTCCATAGGGTCAAGCTTAGTTTTCTGACCTTCTTTACGACCTTGATATCTACCATTGTCTTCACTGTATTGCTGATACTCTCTAGCAGTTAAGATAACACATCCACCCATGCTATCATCTTTTACAACGTTAGATGCTTTAGCATACATTTCTGCTGGAAACTCATCTTCTTTAACTTTGTTAGCCTCTTCATACTCATGCTTCTTGACTAAAGCAGAAACCTTCTGTCTAGTAACCTTTAACTCTTTAGCAATCTCTGTATCAGACTTGCCTTCTTTTTTTAGTTTTAATATCTTTTCAATCATACTTACTTCTCCTTAGTTGATTTTGCTTTACTTTTGGGCTTCTTAGCCAACTTTTTTGGTTTGCGAATCGTGATTGTTTCACTATACTTTGTTCCATCTTTCATTATGTCTGTCCTCCCTTTTTAGATTAAACTTGTTGACCTTGACCAGCAGACTGACCAGCTGACTTAGCTAGTTCTTCTCCACCTTGTTGAACCATCTGTTGTTCAGCTTGCTTCTGCTTCATCTTGTTGTACTCATCTTCAGACATTAAGATATCATCTGTTGGTACATTATAGAATCCAGCATACTTAATAGCTAAAGTGTTTGGTTTAAATCTATCAGCAAACCCTAACTGACCAGCTCTTGTCATTAACTCATCTAGCTTCTGAGCTTCTACTGCTCTACCTAAAGCATCTAGTCCAGTAACCACATCTACTTGTATAGTCTTTAATTTAAGACCCAAGTCTTGCATAGCCCAGTTTACCATACGTTTGATTAACTTATTAGAAACTACTGCATACATAGAAGCCAAAGCATTCTCTAGTTCAGCACTCATCTCTCTAATCTCTTCAGCTGTAACTCTCTCAGCTTGTCTTCTAACATTTAATAAGAAAGCCATAGATAAGTCTTCTTTAATCTCGGTCTTAGCAGTTTGAGCTACCTGATAGTCATAGTTCTTTCCATGTTGAAAGCTTGTAACATCATCACCTCTACCTTGAATGATAGCTCCGTTCTCAGCATTCTTAACATCTCTAAGTCTAGTTCTACCAGTTCTCTCATCAACAAATGTAATGTTCTTAGAGCTAATCATACCACCCTTAGTCAACACTTTAGTCCATGTAGAGAACTCTTGGAATCCACCTAGATAAGCATCCATGTATGGTCTATGATATTTGTCACCCTGAGTCCACAACCAACCTTGATAAGAGAAAGGTCTGTTCTCATCATTAAACTTTTTCTCTTTACCTATAATCTCACCATCAATCTCTTGAGTCATAATCCAATTATCTGGTTCAATCTCTTCAAGTAAAGTATACAACTCATACTCATCTTTCTCTTTACCAGAATAATCAATACCAGATGGTATCTTCTCCAGCTTTTCATACACACACATCTTATACTCTTGACCTTCATCATCTAAGCTGACAACAAAATTTCTAAGTGTATGAACCTTGTATCCTCTCTTTGGAACTTTCTCAAGAACACAACTAGACACAACAGTTAAGTGGTCAAGTACAGTAAAGATAGTGTTTCTAGTATTACTAGCTTCTAGTCTATCGTTCACTTTGTTCTGACTAGACGTAATGGTTTTCTGGTACTCTTCATTACTTTCTCCGCCAGCTACTATCTTCTTGAGTGTATCAGTGTTTGGAGTAAATCTAAAAGCACTAGCATTAGGAGGAAATAATGTCATACCAATCTTAGATACAAAGTTGTTTACACATCTAGCTCCAAAAGCTTGACCATAGCTATCTGGTGTACTGGAACTTCCAGTCCAAGACTTGTCTCTCATAAGAGCTGGAATAGATAACTTAGCCATTACTTCGGCTCTGTCTTCATATGGTTTTCTATCTATCTTTGCCTTTGCATAATACTCACTAGGTAGCATCTGCTTATCAGTCTTCTCTGCCATCTTCTTCTTCCTCGTCATCATTTTCCAAAATAGCTTTAATACGTTCTATTAACTCTATCTTCCCAGCAAGCTTACCACGAAGGAAAGAACCACCATCTTCTAGTAGCATCTTGTCTGGGTTTTCTTTCTCCAACTGCTTGACCAATTCTTCAACACCTAAGTACTTCATATCTTGAATCCACCTAGTCCAGAATCTGCTGCCGTGCCTAAAGAGCCAGCTGTTTTAGGTCTTATAAACTCACTGACATTACCAATCTCTGTATCACCACCAGTACCAAACTCAATAGATTCAACACCTTCACCTTCTGGTCTGGTATCTTCTGCAATTCTAGCTGCTTCTGCTTCTGCATCTGCCGCTGCTTTTTCTCTCTTTTCTTCTGCCTCTCTAGCTGCACTTCTTTGTTTGCTGGCTGCGTGTGAAGAACTAGCTGCTGACACAAATGCACTTAAGACCATAGCTTCTACTACTCCCATTATACACTCCTTCTGTGATAACTATACATAACATCATCTCTATACTCTACAGTGAAACCATACCTCTTAGTAAGCAAACTAGCTATCTTTGCCTGAGAAGGTATATGTCCAGTAGTTAAACATATGTTTTGTTGTTTGTATAATGAAAGTATATCACATAACATTGATTTAGTGAAAGGCATATCTGGTTCAGAAGTAGTACAAGCCAGATATAAACAATCCTCACTCTCTAAATAGAACTTAGCTATAAGCCCAGTTGGCTTACCTTTCTTATAGTATACAGTAGGTTTTAACCCATGCCACTGATGTGCATATTTTGCTGATACGATTTGTTCTATTTCATTTAAGTTTGAGTCCATAAGTGGTATACTATCATAAAAAATATTAAAAGGAAACATTATGAGCAACTTGCTCTGGCATAAAGAACACTCATTTGACTACCCTATACCACTCAACAATGAACTAGATAAACCATACAGAACCAACCCTAAACTCCTGAAGCTAATAGACTATATCTTTCGTCATGTGAAGTTTGAGCATAGAAGACTATACATAGAAGTAAGTACAGCTGGAACTAGAACACTAACCAAAGATATGGCTAACGTAGCAGTAGCTATCACTAGACATTTCATAGACAATCCACAGCAGTATGGTCACAAGATGGAAAACATTATGATGCAGATAATAATACGAATGTGGAAGCAAACATTCAAACACTGTATCCTACAAGAGAAGCCATTAGATAAATACTATGCAGCTAAGTTCCAACTACTCACCATAGAGAATGGCTTATGGGAAGAACTCATCAGAACTGTAGACAATAAAGACTACATACAGCATGGTGATGACATGGTCAACAAGAGAATAGGTGTTATATCAAACACTACTGGTAAACAAGTAGGGTTAAGAGAACGTAAGAACAATAAGATACATAGCCCAGCATCACTAAAAGAAGGTGGCAAACAATTCGAGTACTTAGCATCTCTTGAATAGAGGGTTGTTAACTGGTTTCTGCTCTTCCTTACATATATAAAATGCTATATCGTCTTTAGTAGGGTTGTCTACCCACTCCATATCAAGAGTCTTGTAGTCAACAGAGTACAAGAGCTTATGAGTTATCCACATTATAATTCCTTTATCAATACAATCATATTATCTGGATGTATAACATCTTTTAAAACCAACTCAACACCACCATCTAGCATAATAGCAGCAGTATCATCAGAGTGTCTAACATCTAATACACTATACATCTTACATTCTCTAACCATATATATCTTATCATACTGTTCTACTGAGGTAGCTGGAAACGTAGTAAGCTTTAGATTCATAATTTCTCCGTTGATTCGTGTTTGATATTATATCATAGATTGTTGGTAAGATTAGATTAAGGTTCTTGTTTTCAGTTGAGATATTTGGAATTGGGTATCCACCCCAGTGGAACTTTCACTTTCCCCCATCGACCTACACACAAACACACTAACAAAGCTATACTATTTCGCAACAAATACACTGTTTTAACGGGGTATTGACTACAGTGTGGAGACTGTTTGCTAATCGTTGAAACGTATTGACGAATCTTCTCCATCAATCATCTACTCACACATGATAATAACTCCACAAACTTAAATCTGGTTAACATAATATATATTCTATGAAGAGCAAACTCTGTTTGTGATGAACTACTCTCAACTAATCATCAAATTCTTACATTTATTTATCAACAATACACAAATTATCTACACTTTTAAAAGAATTTCAAATTCGCTACAACTACCATAAATAGGCACTTCTAGCTATGTTCGTTTACTATCCGTTCACTATTCGTTTACTTTTCTTTCCTACAATTTGACTGTTCGACCAACAACAACTTAGTTTTATCTTTCATTAGATTTCAATTTACACACAACAACTTAAAAGGCTTAACATGAACACTTTATCAATTAACACTCAAAACGAAACTTTAGACAATATGACTACTAACATTAGTAAGGCACAAGTAATTAGAAAAGATACAGTGCAAAACATTATTAGAGATGTGTTAGATTATGCATCAACTCATAAAGATGTATTTAGCACTAAGAAAAACGCTATAGCAACATTTATTAAACAAAACCTTAACAGCGATGTTGACAACTATACAAAGAGAGCATTAAAAGTATCTAAACTATTATTAGTGGACGGTTACAAAGTGAAAAGAGAGTTATTATCTTTAGCACAAATTGAACAACTACTTACTTTTAATAAGAACACTGTTAACAAACTAATGAGTTTAGATGATGAGATTTATATGATTGAAGTTAAAGAGTTAATCAAATCAGCTAAAGTAGAGAAAACTACTAAAGTATTTAGTGCAAGAAAAGCATCTAAAATATAATCTGTTTACTTTCTGTTTACTAACTTCAGATATTATTTTGGAGTTGGTAAGGTTACTTTATAGAGTTATAAACGTTTACAATGGTAAACCTCTTTATGATTCTTAGAATAACTATAAACGATTAACGTCCACAGTGGTGAACCTCTTAATTATGACTACGAACAAACTTTGTTTATCGTGTTGATAAACTTTGAAGTGTTAGACAAAAATTGAATTACTGAAGTGTTGTAACGATTGAAGACGTTAGTGCAACTCACTTGAATAAACCATATCATACCACGAGATATTTGATGTGTCTGTATAAGTCAGAAACAAAAAAACTTAGTAACATAGTGCAAGTATGTGAACACTTAGTTTGTATGTGTATCTTTAGAGGTACAAATTAAAATTAAGAGAGGTGATATTATGTCACAAAGTAAAATAGTAGAGTTAAAAGCTATAAATACTCATATCAAAAAATGGTTAGCAGTGAAACAGTGTAACACTATTAGAATGATGGTAGACTCACTTAGAAATAAGAGAAATACAATCTTAAGTAAAGGTATCTGTTATGCGTAGAATAGAAACACATAGAGGGTATTTGATATTTATACCAAAGGGCTATAAGAAAAGAATGTTTATAGATGGGAGTGGAATCAGTTGTAATGATTACTTTTATTCTATTGACAAAGCTAGGTTTGCTATTGACTTTGCAATTAAGCATAAGAGGAGTTAATTATGTATGAAGATACTATGAGTGATGATAGAAATGATGTAGCAGTTGCTATTAGAAAATTATTAGATAGTTAGGAGAATTATTATGAGTATAGAAGATTTAAATAGAGATATAGAAGAGTATGAAGAGTTAGGTGATATGGCATATGCAAGAGCATTAGGTGAGTTAGCTTGGTACTATGATAATGATACGAGAGAAGCAACTAAAGAAGTACAAGATGCCTTAAATAAAGAGTATCCAGAATATACAAAAATAAATATAGTTTAAAATAGGAGAATTATTATGCAAAACATGACAATAGATTTTGAAGGTATAGCTAGAAGCGAGATAGTAAAGAAGCTTGATGGTATGACTGATGAGATTGCTGAACAGATAGATAAGAATACTAAAGTAATATCTATTAAGAGATTAGATGATTCTATGGTAAATATGGGATTACAACATAAGCAGTTTGAAACTATTCTTAAGCTTATTAATATGGGTGAAAACCTTATGATTAAAGGTGAAGCTGGTAATGGTAAGTCTCATGTAGTTGCTGAAGTTGCTAAAGCTTTAGATTTACCTTTTCATAGTATGAGTGTATCAAACCAAACAACTAAGACTGACTTGATGGGTTTTGTTGATGCTCAAGGTGTGTATAGATACAACGGATTTATATCTGCTTTTCGTGATGGTGGTATATTTAATATGGACGAGATAGATGCTGGTAATGCAAACGTATTAGTAGTTATGAACAGTGCTTTATCTAATCGTTTTATAGAGACTCCAAGTGGTGAGATGATTTATGCTCATAAAGATTTTAGATTCGTATCTACAGCTAACACTATTGGTAGAGGTGCAACAGCTAAGTATGTAGGACGTAATAAGTTAGATAGTGCTACTTTAGATAGATTTGCTGTTCTTAACTTTGAACTTGATGAAGACATTGAACTTATGCTTTGTAGAGGTGATAAGAACTTTCATCATGGTATTAAAGCTATGAGAGCTTATGCAGCTGATAACTATGAAGATGTAATGATAAGCCAACGTAGTGCTGTTAGACTTATGAATCTATTGTCTGAAGGTTTTGAAATGACTGAAGCTTTAGACATATCAGTTTTTAAAGGTGTTGATGAAGATATTATCAGTGCACTTACTAAAGAGTTCTTAGCTTTCTGTCAAGGTGTTAAAGTTACATCTGCTGAACCAATGACAACTGAACCTGATACTTATGAAGAGAAGATGGAAGAATCAGATAGTAATGAAGAAGAGTTACCACCTAAAGAATGGGTAGACACTCCAACTGATGAAGAAGACGATTCAGATTTCAACTGGTAAGGATAAGTTATGGAAATGACATTTAACAATGTGTCTGAGTTCAAAAGATACTTAGACAAAAACAAAAATAAGCCAAGTGTTAATGATGTTCTTACAACTACTGATTCTTTTTATGGAACTGAGTCATGGGAAGAGTTCGAAGACTACTTAGCTCATGGTAACAAAGATATCACTGCTGACATTAAGAAACACTCACAGTACTATATAAACAAGTTTGAAGAGCTATATAGTGAAGCTAGTAACTATGAGTTTGATGTAGTTGGTGAGTTCTTTGATATCGGTGCTGTAATGATGGGTGAACCTGAAGCATGGATAAAAGAGATTAAAGTAGTTGATGAGAAGTTCATAGAGCTAAAGATTCAAGGTTCTTATAGCCATAAGGCTGACTTGGACTTAGTAAGAAAGAATGGTAGTAAAGTCTTAGCAATAGCTACAGTGCTAGAGCAACAAGGATTTCTTGTAAGAATAGACATAAGCTACTCACTGCTAGGGTGTAACGTGAGTAATGCCAAGACAAAAAGACAGACAGATACAGTGTTGATTAAAGTTAAAGACTATGACAGTGGACTAGACTATAAGAAGTTTGGAATACTGCTAGGTGTACCATTCTTCAGAAGAGGTGTATTAAGACTGATGGAAATAGAGCATGGATATGACACTAAAGCAACATTTGGATTTCCAACAAGTCTTGAAGGTGAAATAAGACTAGATGTGAATGATGGTATAGATGCACTTGAAAATCAACTAAAAGGATAAGTTATGGCTGATAAGAGATTTAATAAAGGTTACACATACTTAGTTCTTGATGGAAAGAACAGATGGTACATAGTGAAACAAGTAAGTATGAAGGGGTGGAAAGCCCTTAACTTTACTCATACTGAACTAGGGTATGAAGAAGAGTTTTATGAAGGTAATGGAGTTGCTATGTTCAAGTCTATGAATCCAATGAGAGTTAAGAAAGTGATTACTAAACATGAACTTAGATTACAGATGTTTAACATATTGAAACATGGTGTCCTACAAGGGGATTAATCAACATATTAAAATAAAGGATATGAAATGAGAAGAGAAATAGAAGAAGTTATTGAAAAGTTAAATGAAGCAAAAACAAGAGCTGATGAAATGAACATTAGAAATGTATATAGCTTAGAGTTAAAAAAGCAAGTTGTATATGTATTTGACAGCATTTGGACTGGAGGTGTAACTGAGTTTGAAAACCTATTAGGTGTGAATCCATGTACTATAAATAAATGGAAAAAGATTATGCTATCAGTACAAAGATTGAAGCTGTAGAGCAAGTGCTAGACAATGGGAAGAGTATAGCAGAAGTATCACGAACAATGGGTATGAACTCTATGTCAGTAGCTAAGTGGATTAAAGACTATCAAGATGGATTATTTTCACTAGACAATGTTGTTCAAGTAAGTAGAAAGAAGTTCAGAAGTTATGATGCAATCATAGGTGAGATTACCAATCTTGAAAAACAACTTGAAGAGAAGAAATCTGAAGCCAGAAAGGCATTAGATGAAGAATATGCAGAAAAGTTAAAAAGATTGTAACATGAGACAGAAGGAAGATAGATTTAGATTCACTGCTCATGCTTTAGAGAGAGCTTTGGAACGTATGTTAGAGCTAGAGAAACCATACAGTGTTAAACAGTATAACAACGTTAAAGAGTTGGTACTTAAGAACATAGAATGGAATAGCTTTGACTGTAAGTGGGTGTTACCTGATTATGGGTTAGAGCTGGTGATAGAGAGTGACAACGTAGTTACTATCGCTCCAGCATCTGATGTGGTAAGTGAGACATATTATGGTGCTCAACCAATCAGTAAGTTTAAAAAGATATTCACTAAGAAGTGCCTTAGATTAGGTAGAAAGAGAAATGCTAAAAACAGAGAAAAGAAAAAGGATAAGTAATGAACGTAGAACAAACAAAAGAACATGGTGATGTAATAAAATGGTGGATAGATAATCCAAAC